CCTTCATTGCCTGATGGGGCTTTTCCGCCACCACCGCCCCCTCCTTGGACTTCCATAATCACTTTCGTTATACCGGTAGGGCGTGTCCATGTACCACTGGAGGTGAAGGTTTGTACTGAGGCTAGACCGGAATCTACTGCTCCTGCCGCAATATCATCTGATTGGATTACGGTTCTTGTCATTTAGGATACTTGTCCTTTACGGCTTGAAGTTTTGCGGCCATCTCTTCTGGAAAGGCTCCTGCGTGGAAGAGGGCATCCAACTGATCTCCAACAGGAGGATACTCAGCGGCTCTCTGTCTTTGGTATTCAGTGGCAAGCCTTTCAGCCTCCATCCTTGCGACTTCCGCATCAACAAGAGATTGAGTAATTGGGACAGGGTTGCCATCCTTGTCAAAGCATCCAGTAGAATCATTGATAGAAACTACGTTTGGGTGAGTATTGTATATTGCTTGGTGGTTCATTTAGGATACCTTAATGTGGGGTCAGTTAAATGCGCTTGATAATCGGGATCAGCCTCAATCTCAGCCCATGCTGTTTCCAGCTCTGCTTGTGTTGGTTGCGGGTCATCACCGTTCCACTCAATGATTTCATGTGGGGGCGGGGTTTGGGTTAGTAGATATTGATTTGCGTTCAGACCTAAATGATGTATGCAAAGATTGATGTCCATTTAAGCCTCCTTGTAGATTTCGACCACGGTGTATTGTTCTGTTCCAATGTTGGCAGCATACCCAAAACCGCTAGTCGCAACTGTGGTATTGCAGTAATGCTGAATTTCAAAAGTTTTAGAACCAGCAATATCTACCCTTATTGTTCCTACTGAATTCTCCCCATCATAAACTGGACGAATCGTTTGACTAATACCTTCAACAGAAGAATCTGTAATGTTGTATACACGGGATTGATTTCCGTAGGTTTGATAAGTAGCGCAGACCCATCGAATCAGATAACTTCCCGCCTCTAAAGTAAATTGATTGGAGGAAATAGAAACAATGCCATCAGGATCAGCGATCTCTGTATTCAAATCTCTGGTTCGCCATGCGCCGGAAGTAAATGTTCCTCCGTCTGTGTTCTGAGTTTTCTGATCTGCGATGATGGCGTAGGAGGCAAACAAGCCGAAGCCTGACACAGTACCGTTATTCGTTACAGTCACACCTGACGGCACTTCAAAAGTATCGCCAGAAGTTCCTAAAGTCAGTGTGCCACTAGCCGTTCTAGGGGAGAGTTTCGATGTCTTTACTTCGCTCATCCCTCTATCTCCATTACCGTAATCGTTGAGGAACTGCGTCCATAGTAATTAGCGTCTGTATCGGTATATCCTCTATTTAAATAAATAGAATTACCAAGATAACCCCTGCATTTGTATGCGACCTTATAAGTTATTGAAGATGTACTGCTTGGGGAATCTAGATAATTCATTGGAAAAGAAGTCGTAACATAGGAAGAATACTGATATTGAATATTTGAACCAGCCTGCATCCTTGAACCAGCCGCATCTCCAAGATTTAACTCTGTGGAATCCCTTAAAATACAAACACCCATCGTATTGTCTATGTCATGCCCTAGATTTACATTGGCGATAATGAGTATTTTTGATGATGTTGATGATGGGGTAATTGAAACTTCAAGACCTGTCGATACAAATGATGTGCTAGTCGTGGATGCTGTATCAGTTTTGTTTGCACTAACAACTTGCAACACCTTGCCTGCTGACAATCCAGATACCGTAGTACCTGATGCAAACTCAACGGTATCCCCGCTAGCCCCTAAAGTTAAATTTGTACCAGAAGCAGGAACAATAGTATTCGCTCTTAGTTCACTGCTCATCCTGCTATCTCCATGAGGGTCATTGTAGATGGGGATGTGTAGTAGTAGGCCGCATCTGCGGTAGCGTAGTAATTTAAATAGATTGTTTCACCGGCGGGCCTAGATGGCCCTACAGACCACATCCACTTATATGTTGTTGCGGAGGTTGTAGCGGGACTGTCTAAATAATTAAATGCAGTAGTTGTCCCTCCGGTATACAACGCTCCTTGTGAAGTTCGGCCTCTTGATCCAGAGGTGTCACCAATTGCTCCAGAAACTACGGAAGCATCCCTATATAGTTGGAAGTATGGGCCGGTATCACCGCCTGTCGCATTAGAAGCGGTTACAACAACGTAAATCTTGCTACTGGTAGATGCGGGGGTAATAGTTGCTTCTAACCCTGTACTAACAAGGCTTGTGCTTGTTGTTGAGGCGGTATCCGTTTTGGTGGAACTCACCACTTGCAACACCTTTCCAAAGCCACTCTGGCTTCCGCTGTTCGTTATAGTCGCACCTGATGGAATGGAGATGGTATCTCCACTGGCTCCCAAGGTTAATGTCGTAGAAGAACTAGGCTCTACTGCGTCTACGTTTAGTTTGCTCATACAATCACCCAAGTAGAACCAGAAGGTACAGTAATAGTGCCTGTCGCTGTGACAGGGCCAACCGATAAAGCGTTATAGTTAATCGGTAGCGTATAGGTACTGGCTATAGTTGTTTCACTTGTGTAGAAGTTTGTTCCCAATTTACCTACTGTAACAGTGCCGTCACCGGGAGTGCCGACATCTACAGTTATCCCAAGATGCACAACCTGTACATTTGCTGTACCAGAGGGAACATTACCTGAGAACGTAAGACTTGTTCCAGACAATGAGTATGCGCTTGTATCCTGTCTTACGCCGTCAATAAATACCAGTAGTGCTGCCTCATTAGGCGGAGCGTAGTCAAGGGATACAGTCATGGCGGAGCCATCACCGTTGAAATACTTAGACGGATACTGAGTAAACTGCGGTTCTTTTCCTATGTAACTCATTTATACTCCCACACGACTATAATTCCGGGGCCGCCATCTGTACTTAACGCCGAAGCAACCGATCCAAAACCTCCCGCTCCGTACCCTACCGCCTGCCCACCATAGGCTTGAGTGGAATAAATACCATTGCCGCCTGTGCCAAACCTAGTGCTTGGGCCGACAGCGTTATAGTAGAGCGGTCCTACGAAACCATGACCTCCGGTAATGTTGACATCGCCGCCTGTTGCGGAACCTCCGCTTGTTTTGGTGCTTGCACTATCGTACAAACCGCCTTCGCCGCCGCCTGCTGTAATAGTGTTAGTTCCGTCGGCCCACGATGAATCCCCACCATCACCCCCATTTATCGGCGCTGTCGCATGAGTGCCATCTCCCGCCGCCCCTATGGTGATTGTTGCAGAAGAAATAGAAGAAACGTCTAAAAGTTTCTGACAGAACCCTCCCGCCGCTCCTGATAGTTGGGAATAACTGATTGCGGCATCCCGTCTTGATCCTCCCCCGCCTGCTCCTTGAACTTCCATGATGACTTTTGTTATTCCGGTAGGGCGTGTCCAAGTTCCAGATGAGGTAAAAACCTGTACTGATGCAAGACCTGACTCATCGGCAATGCCGGATGTCATATCTCCTGTGACTTTAGTAAGGGCCATTATTTATACTCCCATACGATTACTATTCCGCCTGATCCAGAACCACAAGCAAGGGAATAACCTGACCATGCTGAACCACCGCCGCCATACCCCTGCCCAGATTTTGAACCAACAGGTGTATCAGTGTTTAGAGCCGCTATGCCTCCATAACCTAAAACACTATCACCGGATTGATTAGGGTTTTGTCCATTGTCTTGCCCCGGAATGTTTACATCTCCACCCGTACCTGTACCGCCAGCCGTATAAGCATTAGCATCCGTACCGGCTGCGCCACCATTACCTGTAATTGTATTAGTGCCGTCTGCCCAACTACTATTTCCTCCGGCAGTGCCGTTTGCTGTAACACCGCTTGCCGCCCCTGCTCCACCAGAGCCTACGGTAATTGTTGACGTAGAAATTGAGGAAACATCAAGTAACTTTTTAGCATAACCACCGCCTGCACCGCCTTGGTTGTAGGATACGCCTCTGCAACCCCCGCCACCAGCACCTTGCACTTCTACAATCACTTTCGTTATACCGGTTGGTCTAGTCCACGTTCCAGATGAGGTAAAGGTTTGTACTGATGTAAGACCACTTGTGTCAGTTACAGTAGCCCATGCCATATCCCCACGGAGGAAGGTAGAGGAAGATGCTGTACCGGAAGTGTTTAGTTTGTCTGCGTTGACTGAACCTTGTGCCGGAGTAATCGTAGTACCGATATCGTTAATTCCGATAACTTCCAGTTTATCAGTGGCAACCAGAGCAGAGGTTAGGGTCAGTGTTGTGCCGGATACGCTATAAGCGTCCTCATGCTGTTTCACACCGTTAAGGGTGACGATAAGAGATTGTTCTGTAGGCGCAGTCCAAGTCAGGGTATGCGTAGCAGACGTTGAGCCTGTTACGTCAAACCGTCTTATATCAGACGCTTTAAGTTCTGTAGTGCCTATATAACTCATGTAATCTCAAGAACTCCAAGAACAGCCTCTAGGTCGCTGTTAGCACTTGCCGTCATGTGAACATCTCCAGTTGCTTCTAGATCAATAGGTTTGTCTAGAACTAGGGTAGAGTCGGCAGGTACTGGAACCGTCTTAGCCACATGATAATAAGTATCACCAGAGGTTGCTCTAGCCTTTATTGTCACATCTGCTGAGTTTGTTCCATCAATGTTACTAATGAAGCAGGAGTGTATAATGGCTGTAGTTGCGGCTGGAGCGGTATAAACTATACCTCCTCCTGTGGTTAATGCCGCGCCTTGATTCTTAAACGTATTAGCCATTTCAGCCTCCTAGTGCAATCGCCATCGCTATGGCTGTACCCGCTGGATCACCCGCTGTAACGGTTCCCCAAGAGGTGTCAGTACCATCTGTGGTTAAGTATTTACCTGACTGCCCAGACACATTAGGAACAATAGCAGTTGTAGACGTAGAGGGAAAACTGTTTTGAAGAACAGTCTTAATCATGCGAAGATGGTCATCACCCTCCCCTACTGGATCACCAACTACAGGGTTAGCACTGTTTAACTGTGTTACCCAACTGGCAGTTTCTACACTCATGCTGATGCCGCCGTCAGTGTGACAGTCACGGTTAGTGTGTCACCAGAGATAACAGAGCGGGATGAACTAAAGTCCACCACACCGTAGAGTGTACCAGTAGTTCCAGATTTTGTGCTGTCACTGTTAATAAATGCTCCCGCTACTGTAGCCGTACCGTTGATAGAGTAGGTTGCTTTGCTTGCAGTATTATCAATACTTCCTGATGCCGCAGTACCTAGCGTGAGAGTCTGACGTACAGACTGTGAGTAGTCTGTTACCTCACTCCATCCTGAGTGAGAGGACATCGTATCTCCTGCCGCCGCTGATCCCGCGCCTTTAAGACCTACATACCATGCGGTGATCTGTGTTCCCCCATCTAACGTACTGGACAGGACATGATTCAAGCCTACCGTAGTGACGAGGTTTTTATTAATCTCGCGCCATTTCTCATTACCTTCTGAGTCGCGGCACACGACCTCCCATACGTTTTTGAGGCCAAGGTTCATATCTGTTTTGTGTTGCATTTTCAAGCCTCCATCGGCCTTAAAACTAATTGGGGTATTCAACATCTGTCCATACCGTTGTTGGGTCTGAAGCATCTGACCATGTTGAAGAAGGATCAGATACATCAGTCCACGTTGAAGAAGGGTCGCTTACATCTGACCAGAGGAAAGCATTACTACTGGAAAATCCGTCAGAGATTGCGTATGTTGCTGTCCCTGTCGTTGATAATGCTGTTGTTGGGGTGTATCCCTGTTCCAGTGCATAAGTAGCAGATGGACTCATGGATAGCGTGGCGGAATCTGTATATGTTAAAGAAGCCGCGAAAGTCGCAGAAGGGGATAATGATATAACTGCTGAATCGGTGTATCCAGAATTAATAGAGTAGGTTGCAGAACCTACCATATCATGTTGCCCGGACTTAGTGGCTGTTAAATCAACTGCAAAAGAGGCTGACGGCCCTAGGGTTAATGCCGGGGTATTTGTGAATCCAGCGGTGACAGCAAAGGAAGGGGTATCATTCTTTGCCGGACTGTTCCAATTAATTCCTACGGCAGACCAAGTTATAGGTGTAGAGGCTTCTGCCCATGTAATGGGGGCTGTCAATAGTTATCACCTGTATTCTTCACTCTAAGAGCGGAGCCTGAGTGACGATCCTTGTTGTCCTGTTCCTGCATATCGGATATAGCCTGTTGGAAGGCTGTTGCCCACAACTGTACTCTGGGATCATTCATAATGAATGGTTCCGCTTCCAGTAGGCAACCATAAAGATAGACATCAGGAGCGTTAGTAATCATCCAGTTAGTAGCGGCGCTAGAAGTAAGCGCATCAAACTTCTTGTAGAATAACATCTCAACAGTCTGTGCGCTTGCGGGGATTGGCCCTAACTGAATCTCATCAGCAAGGATAGTATAAGCCTTGGGGGTTCCAGTACCAGAGCCTCCATACAGTCTATCATATATTTCTGGCGTGATAT